ATTAGTGTCAGTTAGACCTGATAAGGATGCGGATCCTCCACCCCCACTACCTACACCTAGGTTTGCGGGAGTAATTTTCTTGAAAACACCACCGTCATCAATGTAAATATAATCAGCATCGCCTGAGGCAGTAGTTATGTTTGCATTAGGTATATCATTACTACGACCAACACCTGTAACCTTGATGACACCGTTATTGGTATTTGTCCTCATAACGATACCGATGTTTTGAACTAAGTAGTGGTCGTGGGTGGGTCGAATGTCCGTCACACCCCCTGGAGTCGTAGGACTTACATAAACGATTTCCCCTTCTGCAAGACCTGAGGTATTGACACCTTGAACCTTACCAAAAGTAATTGCAATACCTTCTTCACCTACTTCAAGATCTTGATCAAGAATACCAATAGCAGGCATCGCAGATGTTTGAGATGCATCTGCTAAAATGACATTTATAAGGTTAGCATTCTGAGCACTTTCAACGGCAATCACATCACCCTTGCTCATGGCAGCTTCGTTGTTATTTCTAACACGCAAAGTTATCCTGTCGTTATACTCGTTTATCCAAGCAGTCCCGTTCCAAACAAGAATTTGTTCAGCTAATAACGCATTAGGGAACCCTACAGCAACATCGTCTAAAGCACTTAGGTTGTAATCTAAGGCGGCTTTTAGACCAGCTATACTTGATGTACCAGTTCCACCGTGAACAACTCCAACGGTGTCACCTGATTGAAATTCTCCAATAAAAGGTTGACCTGAGACAGTAACTATTCTTAAAGGTATTTGGTCTGCCATGATATATTATATATCATTCAACACCAGGGTTAGTGTTATCTGTCCAAGCACTACCTACTAGGATTGCAAGTATCTCAGAATGAGTATAAGGACCTTCTGTGCTAGTTAACCCAGAGATGCAAGCAGGGTCTTCCCCCTCCCACTTTACAAAGGTCTTAGTTTCATTTAAAGATTTTCTAACCGTATCCGCTGATGTCTCAAGGACCTGATCAAAGTCGATCTGTGATAATTGGCTAACAGGGAATATTAAGTATTTTCTGTTGTCATACATGATTAAACTCCTTTTCTTGATTTAGCCACACCATAATTATAGGCGACTTCTCTTGCTGATAGTTCTCTGTCGTATAGTTTGAATTCTGCTAGACCGATGTTAGCATTAGCTGTACCTGAGGTGCTACCACCCATAGACCAATCAGTCATGAGAGCAGTGTTTCTATAGTTACCATTAAGAACTCCTCTGGTGAATACAGTTGTTTGCTGAACCCCATTAACATATATCTTGGCTTTGCTAGAATTATCTCCTATTACAAAAACTATATGATTAAACTTATTAATGTCCGCTGTAACTCCTAGTGCAATCCAATCTGATGCGAACAATCCGACCATCTCACCAGACCCAGTTCCCACACCCATCATACCTCCACTACTGCCTACTTTCCATATGAAGGTAGTATCACCAGTTGCCTGATAAACATAATCAGTGTTGATCCAGTCACCAACAGACATTACAGTTTCAATCGTTAGGAAACCCGTTGAGTTATTAGTAAAATTACCAGTTCTTGAGTAATCATCTACTCCATCATACAACATGTGGGTAAGAGCACCGTCTACAGTATAAGTAGGACTGTTATAGTGAATAGCAGTAGCATCATCACCCGCTAGATTATAAGCTCTAGCAATACCTGATTGCTGACTAGCCCTATTAGCAAAGTCGTAATAAACCTTCAAACCATCAGTTACATAAGGACGATACAAGCTCTTACGAGATACGATCTCTTCTCTGTAAGAGGTTGGCTTCGTCTGTGATGTTGTGAATGATTTGAACATTATACTCCCTTCCTTGATTTAGCCACTCCGTAGTTGTATGCCACCTCTCTTGCTGATAGTTCTCTGTCGTATAGTTTTAATTCTGCTACATCAATGTTTGCGTATTGACCTCCGTTAGGCCAACTTGAGATCATCCAATTAGCTCTAGCCGCAGCGGTTAAATCATAAGCTACAGGGCTATTGTGAGCGGATCCATTAACAAATGCGAGGGTTTGTAACTCTCCATTTATATAAATTAAGCTTTCGTTAGCATCATTCTTAAAAACAAAAGTATAATAGTTAAACTGAGTATTCGCGTTGTAATTGGAATTTGCTTCCGCCAGTGTTATTCCTCTAGATTCTCCGCGAGCAGTATTGAATCCTATACCTCCATTAAGCCATATATCATAATTTGCTGACCCTACCATCATGCCAATATACGCATTAATTTTTGTGATCATCTCTATTGTTACTGAATCAACAACATTACTGTTATCGTATGTAAATTGAGAATGATCATTAGTTGCATCATAATCCATATAGGTCAGATTACCGTTTGGAGTATAAACTGGGCCTCCATAATGAATAGCAGTGGCATCATCACCTGCTAGATTATAAGCCCTAGCAATACCTGATTGCTGACTAGCTCTATTAGCAAAGTCATAATAAACCTTCAAACCGTCTGTAACATAAGGACGATACAGACGCTTCCTAGCTACAATCTCTTCCCTATACGAAGTTGGCTTGGTTTGGGATGTTGTGAATGATTTGAACATTCAACCTAGTTACCCCTTGTAGATCTAGAATCTTTCAGGTTGTTTGCCATCTGGACTACACCATAATTGATAGCGTAGTTTAGTGGATCGCTTGTTGTTTGAGATAGGTAAATGGCTGATACCGTGTCTGGACTGTTGAGAGATAGGGTAATTGTGCCAGTGTCGCATTTCGCTAATTGACCACAAGTTCCACTAGCCGATCCATGAGCTACTATACCTGAAGCAGCAGGGAAATCGGTGGCACCTTCCCCAAGAGTGGTTAAAGGGGGACTTACTGCAAAAAGTGCGCCCGTTGCACCTCCACTAACAGCAGTGACTTGAACATAATTGCATTCTAAAGAATTACCTTCAGAGTCCTTCAAGGCAATGCTTGTTCTATCCTGATCGGATAGCGTTACAATTTTACAGTATGGTCTAAATGTTTCTCTCATCACTCATCCTCCAAATCTTGTGGTCCTGAAACTAGGTCTTCGATATCAGAAAGAGCTTTCATGAGTTCTTGAGTTGTCATGGTGTTCTCTTCTTCACTAACAGCCTCGGCTGCGTCATCAGAAGACATCTCCTTCTTCTCATCCTCATCATCCTCTTCGTCTTCGTCATCTTTCCTCTTGGAAGACTTAGCTTTCTTCTTTTTCTTCTTCTCCTCTTCTCCTGGCTCGCTAGTTTCAGCTTCGGAGACTAGCTCAGAAAGAATCATCTCAAGGTCTTCTTCGTCTTCGGTGACGGACTCATTGAGAGAGAAGTTAGAAACAATTGGTTGCACCTCGTAAACTTCGGCAAAGCCTGAGTTCTCGAAGAGGTACTTCATGCCCTGGTTGACATCGATGGATTGAACACCGTTCTTACCCTTGAGCATCTCAGCCATGGCAGAGAAAGCCTCCTTGATAACGCTGCTTCTTGGAGCTACCTTTGCAAGTGACTCGAAGATAAGAACCTGAGTGTTAAGAAGGGTCTTGAAGGTAGGAGTCTCTTTGAGGTTGTTTACATTGACACCGTACTTCTCTTGAAGTAGGTTAGAAACAAGCTCTTTGAGAGGCTTCTTCATCTCAAAGAGCTTGGCGACATACTCCTTTAGGTCAGACTTTGTGTAGCCAACCTGCTCATGGAGTGTGCTAAGGTTCTTTGCGATTGTGTTTGATAGCTGCTTCTTTGAAATGAGTGCAAGGTAAGGCACATTGGAGAAAGCCTCAACAAGAGCCTTTTCAACCTCATCGTCACTCTCGTACATCTTGACAGAAAGGTTTGAGATGGAGGGCTCAGTTACCCACACGGTATCGAAGGACTTCTTAGACTCAAGTATCTCCTTCTTGACAAGCTCCTGCTTGCATACCATCTCGTAGATGTCGCGGTTCTCGCCAAGCTTGACACTAAAGTCACCTTGCTCACCTAGCTGCTCTAAGGTAAGTCTGGGGATGTCGAAAGCCTCGGATAGAACATTGGAGAGGCGGATTGCGTTAACAATCTCAGGAATAGCTGTAATCTTCTCTGCGTTCTCCTGTAGGAACTTGGAGATGTTCTCGGAAACCTCAACGAATCTCTCAAACTCCTTTGTCTCAACGATGTTGAAGGTGTTGTTGAAAGATTGTGATTTCTCCTCAAGACGCTCGACAGTCTTGTTGAACTTTACTCTTGAGTTCCAAGACTCGATAAGCGTATCGAAGATGTCACCAGCACCGACAAGCTCGTCGTTATAAATATTCTCCACTAATGAAGAAATTTGATCCCTGGTGAAAGAATCAAATTTCTCTTCTTCTTTGAACATGTCCCCTGACTCAACTTGAATATTGTCAAGGACCATTTCCTCACCAAAGTAATAATTACCTTCGATGATGTTCCCAGCCTCTGTAATAAATGTAGCAGTGGCGTTGTTATCGTCTACGGAGAATAAAGAAACATTCTCTCGTAGAGCGTAGCCGAGACTATCGGCCATGAGAGTAAGATTGGAGATTTTTCTATCTCGCTTGTTGAATATTTTTTCCATTTTATTGGTGCAGATGCAGATTACTAAATATATAGCTTTTTAATGCCTTTCAACGGTCGATTTTATTTTTATTTTTGAGAACTCGGTCGATTGCACGGTATTTTGCAGAGTCAACACCTTCATTCATTAAATATTGCCGTTTTAGAAGAGTCAAGCTGTCAATTTCCTCTTTTTTGGGCGCTGGTTGCGCTTGTTGCTGTGCTTGTTGCATTGCTAAGTCATTTTGAGCTTGATTATCGGCAACTGCCATGTCAGCAGCCGCCTGAGTTTGTGCCTGAGCAGCTTGTTGCTCCATTTCTTGATTATTTTGCTTTTGCTGCTCGTCTTCAAGGTCCTTCTTGATCATTTCGATCTCAGTATCAGTCATATCATAGTATTCTTTGTAGATATGGTCGGTTGGGAAGAGACCTGTGCCCACTACAGCCTGCACAACACGGGCTTTTGCTTCATCAATCTCTAATTTACGCTTGATGAAGACATCAGAAGGCTCAGGAAGTGCTATTTTTAGGCGTCTGACGACACTTGCAGGGTATCCAAGCATTGTTAGGTGCCTTTTTGCGATGTCAGCGAAGCCAACACACACAGAATCCTGTACTCTTTGGATAACGCGAGCAAACTTTACATCAAGTTGGCTAAGATTTGCCTTTCTTTCAGGTGATTTGTCGTATTCAACGATGTAATCCTTAGGAACCTTGAGTGTTGCAAGCAGTTTATCACGGAAATACTTGACATCATCGACTTCACCTAGGTTTTGTGCCCCAGGTAAGGTGTCAATCTTAGTCCCTTGGTTGCCTCTAACGGGTACGAAGAAGTCTTCATCGACTGCAAGAGGGTTGTACCGACCATCAACCTTGTTATTGTTGTGGAACTTCTCCTTCTTGAAGCGTGTTTTCATAGTTTCAAGGAAACCTTCAGCCTTTGAGGCGGGTAAGTTGCCTACATCAACATAGAAAATGCGTCTTTCAGGTGCTCTAGACAGACGATAGACAAGCATTGCGTCCTCCATAAGCTTGAGAGAGCGATAAACACGGATAGCACCAGCAAGAATCGACTTACCGTATGGGTAATACTTAGGATCAGAAGTGTTCAGACGGAAATGAACGATCTGATTCTTGTCTAGCTCAATGTAAGAGGAGTTGCTCTGGGCGTAGCTTCCCGTATCCTGTGAGCCATGAGGTATTTCTTGGATAAATGTCTTGAGATAGCCGAACTTATCTTCTATTCTCATGATGTAGTAAGGGTTCAGAACCTTAACTTTCATGATTCCAGCCTCCATGTCGTTAGCGTTAGCTACAGTTTCAATGAAAGTGTCACCATACTTGCAAGTGCCCCTTACGATATCGTAGTACACACGGTCTAGCTTGATTCTATCGAACAGTCTCTCAACCTCTTCGATGGCATCGATGCTATCAGATACTACTTTCCATCTCTTGTTCCTTAGATCTTTCTGAGTAGAATCATCAGCATAGATATCAAGAGCAGCGGTAATCTCAGGATAATCATCCATCTTCTCGTATTCGTCATATCTACGCTTCCTGTTAAGTTCAGACTCAGGTAAGAATGGAAGACCACGGGTGTAAGACCAAAGAGGGCTAAGGATATTATCAAGACCTTTTGGGTTTACAATAAGATCACCCTCAATATTACGAGGGTCGCCTCCTATGGCAAGCTTTCTCTGCGCCTCAGTAGCAAAGAACTTTGCAAAGATCTTGGACATGTAACCAGTAGTGTACATGCTCTGTACACTACCGTCACCAACTGGTGTCCATGTTGTTAACCCAGGACCAGCGTTTTCGTTTATTTGATTACCCATGTTATGTCTTCTTCTATGCTACCTCTAGAGGTCATGATCTTCTGAGATTTTAATGGCATTGGAGGTCTCTTCTCTTTGGAAGGATTAAATTTAATGATCTCAGGGTTGTCCTCTCGGTATCTTCGGCCTCCGTATATAGATAGTGCTAAACTCATAACAAGATCATCATTTTGTCCAGTATCTGCCTTGACCTTGCCATTATCGCTGATAATGAAGGTATTAAGCTCTAGGACGGTTCTCTTGGAGTTAATTTTAACTTCACTCATGCGAATAGCTTCTTCCATTTCCACCAGGATCGTATCTCTGTTCTTGGCTGTTATTTGGAGTCCCATGTTTCGTTTTTCGTCAAACCAAACATTCTCGTACTCCAACTGGTCGAAGAGATAGTCTAGTAAGTTGTTACCGATTGTATTACGCTCTACCAGAACGGGACATAAATTATAATAGTTGCCCTCATCGAAACAGATCTTGGCAAACTCATTTATAGGGGTGGTGTTTGAGTAGAACTCAGCCACTTGCTCACCTGAATAAAGATCAATAATTTGAAAAGCAGAATAATCACGACCCCTGCCCAATGCAACATCGACCGCCATGAAATATGTCGAGTTAGGGTCTGGATCTTTCCACACATACATTCGGTTATTGTACTTACGATAGAAGTTATCATTTACATTCTCCGTCAGTGCCT